GAGTTATTGGATTCTTCTTTGGTATTTCATACTAGGTATAACAGTAATAAAAGATATCGTAAAACCTAAAACAAAATGATAATTTACTACCTATTACAATTTCTAACCTTTGTAGGAGAAACACTTACCAAAATTTTTGGAAAGGTAGATACACTACCTTTTGGTACAGACGCACCACTAAGCCTATTCTTTGGTTGGATTTCCTACATACAAATTGTAATGTGGCCTCTCGTTGTTGTTGTACAAGTAACAGCCATATACCTAGGATGGAGGCTTTCTTTAAAGGTTTATGGTACTATCATGGGATCGAGAGCCGTTATAAATTAAGCCGTAACAAAATGAAATACGAACCAGAAGGTTTTTACGACTGGCTAAAATTAGGAAGTTCTCTTATTGTAACAACAGCACTTATATTTATACTATCATTTTTCATATGGAAAGTGAGTATAAGCGCCTACAAATGTGCAAAGGAAAATTGCACACAAAAAATGCTAGAAGAATACAGCCAAGAAATAAGGGATAAAAACGAATGTTACGAAAAATACAGGTTAGAAAAAGTATCAGAAGTACCTGTAAAATGCGCACTACTTTTTAACAGATACAGATGATCAGTCTGGAAGGAAAAGAAATAACGGTCAAGAGTGACCTACTAGATATCTTCCAAGCAACAGAAGGATCTATCAACATGTATTACGGAAAGATAGGTCATGGAAAGACTTATGCGGCGACTTCCGATATACTAGATTTGTTGAAAGATGGTAAAGTTGTATATGCTAACTGGCATATAGTGGTAAATGACTTCGACGATAGACGCGACTTTGGAATGTCGCTTAAGAATTTTTTATTTTTCAGAAAGAAGTACTTTAGAATCCCATGTTCAGAGAACTTACGCTATTTTAATCCAGAGGACTTCAACACAACAGGCGAACTCGTCGAATTCCTCTCAAAACTCAACGACTGTCATATCTTCTTCGACGAAGGACAAGACATGTTCGATTCATACGAGGGTACAAAATTCCCTAAAGCAAAAAGGAGACTAATATTACATACAAGGCATTACCACAGGACGCTGAACATTATCTCACAAAGACCAACGGCGATCCAAGTTTCAGCTCGTGGTAATGTAAACAGATTCTATAAGTGTGAAAAACTATTCACGATCCCGTTCATAGGTATCCCATTTTTCACAAGATACGAATACCAAGATATGGCAGGGGAGACAGTAAACGAAACTGCAAAACCAGTCTCAAAAAAAAGGTACATGGGAAATAGTCGTGTTTTCAATGCTTATAACACAGACTATTTAGCAGAAGGTATCCCAAAGAGCCAAGAAGTCCATTTTGAAGTATTCAGACTGGGTTTCTTGGTAAGAGCTATAGTTTTATTCCGAAACGCCCTTGAAAAGATACCACCTTGGAAACGCGCTTCGAACTCTCTCTCCCAAGAGAAACCCCCCTTCTAAGCGCTCTTTCTGTCCAGTTGCAATACTTGCAAGCCAAAATAACTATTGGATGATCACCATAGCGAATATGGTATCTCACCCAACAGTTAGGTTTAACAATTTTGCGCCAACAAATAGGACAAATGTTTTTCGGCGCGCCAAATTTTTCTTTTTCTTTAATCACACTACTAAAATATAGTCGTAGCTTTCTTTCTATCGCGACTTGCGGTTGGCTTGTGTGCCACCGCGTCGCTCTAGAAGCTCCTCGTTATTTTAGTGTTATTATAACAAAAAGTCAAAATTGTATAGATGGGGATAAGCTGTGGATAACTTTTTTACATCGTGTTGTATAATTATGAACATATGATCGCTTCACTAATATGGCTACATAGAGCATTTTCGACCAAAGGAAGGCGATTTCGACATCGTTCGGCTCAAATGAAAGCGATAAATAAAGGTCGATTCTTTGGTCGTGGTGCTTCATTTGGTATGTCTGCCCGTCGAAAGAGTAAAAATAGGGGTAGTAATTATATTGACGGGCAGGATAGATCTGGCAGATTTCTAATATGAAGAAAATAATCACAATAGAAGTAATATGCGCACTCTTTGTGATCGCAGGAATAGTCAACGCACAAACAATAGAGGAAATACCAAAAGAAGCACCACAAATAACATACACAAAAGAAATTCAAGACAAGGTCGCGTCAACAACACTAGACACAATTTCAGCAATCAAAGAAAATGAAGCAGATAAAAGGCAAAAAGAAATCATCATAAAACTTAGTTCAATCGAAGCATATCTACGAGATATCGCAAAAAACACCCGACCACAATGACCTACAAGACCCTCGTATTAACAGGGTTGATACTCCTCACCACCTCAACAGCTCACGGAGCTCAATTGTTCTACAATTGCACCCATTGGGTGGTTAATGGAGGTGGCAGTGGATCTTGTAGCGGAAACACAGTCACATTCACTGCAACTGACAATTACGTAACAAATGGAACATACAACGGATCAGGGCAAGATTTTACAATCACACCAGGAAACACATATTACGTCACATGGAGAAGCCCAACAGGAACATACAATCAAGCACATATCCTACAAGAATACGGGGGAGCACAAGAAGTCATACAAACATACACCTTCGGGACAGGAACAAGCACAGCAACATTCGTAGGGCATACCGGTACAAACGTAAAACTGATGCTAGATAATAATGGTGGTGGAGGGGGGGGTACTGTAACCGACGTCTGTATCTCTGATACAGGACTATGGGAATGCGGTTACGGAGACTACCCTTTTACCCCAACAGCTACAAGTACAGCCACAAGTACAGCCACTCAAAACGATGTTGTGTTCGGCCTTGGTATAATAATATTCATACTAGGCACTTTTTTTGGAACTTTTGTTTGGTCATTAAATAGAGAAAAAAAACATGTATAACGAATATATGGACGTCTTTCTAATATTCCTGATGACAGTCTTCAAATGGACGACTTTCGCTTGGGTAATATGTTGGCTTTTTAATCTAATCGCAATGCCACTCTTGAATGTAATAAGAAAAATATGACACAAGAAGCCACATTATTCTATTTCTTCGCTTTTTTTCTAGGAATATTAGTAGCTTTTGCGTTCGCAATCTTCAGACGTCCGAAATGACGGTAAACTTCTCCGATCTCTAGTCGAGGATCGGTAAAATAAACAAAAATTATGTACGGAACATCTATTGCTACAAGCACAATTACCGACATGTTGGCAAACGTCGGTAGCCAGAGCGTAAATGCTTCGGTGTATACTGTCACAGCCTTTTGGGGATGGATCATCCTTGCGGTGGTTATCGGCTTTCTCATTGGCTTGGGTAAACACCTATTCCATCTCCGCTAGCCCAAACAAAAACCCCCAAAAGGGGGTCTAAGCCGTAACAAAACCATTATACCATGAGGAAAACAACAAGCAAATTACTGCTCGCTCTGCTCGTACTCGGAGGGACATTTCTCATAAGTGAAAAAACTTACGCAGGCGTTGTTTTAGAACAACTTGATCAAACTGGTACAAAAAGTCTAACAAACAGCTCTGTAAATATAGACAAAGTAGCAACTGAAGGACTTATAAACGGCGGAGACTTTTGGCTCAAAACAAACATAACAAGCAACTCATTTAGTGGAATAAACCAAAGCGTTTTAATACAAAGCTTAGGTGCAACAACTGGACAAGCAAGCATAGACTTGATGTACACTGATTGTACATCAAGTGGTTCTGGTGGTGGATCACTAGTAACTACAGGGGAAACAATATACCACTGTCCAAGTTCAGCTTGGACAGGAACAGGAGACTGGACAGGGGAGACAGTACGAACTGTATTTTCTGTTGGATCAGGCGGTAGTGCTACTTTTACGGCTGACTTAACAAACACATACCCGTACTTCATACTGTACAATTCAAACCCAGCCCTAAACGCTAGTAGCACAAGAATAGTCTCAATAACTGCACCAGAAAACTACACAGCAACTTCAACAAACGTAACATTCTCAGGAACATACTACTTGAATTCAAACTACGCAGACTATGATAGTGGATCATACATATACATAGTCATTACTCCAAGAGGACAATATTCAACTACAACAAGTACCATACTCCACATACCGATCACAATAAATAATGCAATAGCAAGTTTCAGCACCACGACCACGTTACAAAATAATATGAGATACTCATGGTATCCTCAAATATTTTGTGCAAGAACATACGACTGGTTCAGTTCATGTGACGAAACTGGACAGGGAGGTTTCTACCAATTCACAACTGGAGACTTTGACCCAACATACGGAAACAGTTTTGACCTTTCTGATTGCAACCCTTTCTCTTTTGATGGTGGAAACTGTATATACAATCTAATATATCCAAACAACGCTACTTTTCCTTCTCTTATGCAAGAGGCAAAAGATAGCTATACAAGAGCTTGGCCAATCGGATACATAACAAGGGCTATACAAATAGTGGCTTCAAGCAGTCCAATAAAACCACCTGTACTGAGTATGGATCTACCTATAGCCGGTACTGTGACCCTTGATCCTTGGCCATACATAATGGGGACAAGCTCAATATTAGGTAACGCTACTGCTACTATAACAGTAAACGGAGAAAGCAAGGGAAGTGGGCAAACCTTAAGAGAAGCAACGGAGAGTTATTGGATTCTTCTTTGGTATTTCATACTAGGTATAACAGTAATAAAAGATATCGTAAAACCTAAAACAAAATGATAATTTACTACCTATTACAATTTCTAACCTTTGTAGGAGAAA